CTAAGATTGCTAAGTTTGCCTCTTTTGTCATACCTTCGCTACCTAAAGAATCCAAATATGTTTTCAATTCAACATTGGAGTTAAGTTGTTGAGCACTCATGCCTGTAGCTTCTTTTACAGCATTTAATAACTGCAATCGGATGCTTTTAAGTTCATCACGTTTTGCTTGTTCTTTTGTACCAAATACACGACCACCCATTTGACCAACAGTTCCTGTTTGTAAAGATGTCACCAAATTAGCAAGAGGGCCTTTTGATGTGCTTGTCATTCCACCCATTTTGGCTAAATCTTTGACTAAGGTTTCTGCTGTAGAAATTGTATCTCCCAAAGCCAGTTGACCTTCTTGAACCTTTTCTGCTTTTTCTTGGGCCTTAAGAACTGCCGAACTTGGCCCTTTAAGAGATGCCATCAATTGAGCAAGTTCTTTTCTGGCTTCAATACGCATTTGCTCTTTTTCTAGATCAGTTTTTGCTTGTCTAAGATCAGACTCTAATTTAGCTTCAATTTTTTCACGTCCTAATTGAAGAGTAGTTTCTCTTTGAGCCGCTAAGTCTGCTGATCTTTGCAAAACAGCCATTACTTTATCTGGTGGGCCATACTTTGTAACAACAGACAAAATTTGTTCTTGTGTAGCATTAGGGCCAAGTTTAGACAACTCATCACGCAACTTTGTTTCTTGGTCAATAGACAGTTGAGTCTTAGCTGCAGTAGCTAAAGATGATTGTTCTGATGCTCGTCTTTGTTGAATTAAAGCCATCTCACTCTGTGCTTGACGAGCAAGTTGAGCTAAAGCCATAGCACCTTGTTGGTCACCCGCTTGTGCCAACATCTGAGCGCCTTTGATAATAGACTCAGGATCAGATTGGTCTAGTTGACTCATAATCTGTTGACGAACGCTAATCATCTTCAGTTGTGGGTCTTCTACACCCATAGCACCCGCAATAGCACCACCAAGACCTCTAGCACCCGCATAGGTCATAGCCGCACCAGCTGCCTCTGGGCTTAATTGGGCTAATCTGATGCCCTCTGCCAAAGCACTTGTTCTTTGTTGCTCACCATACATTTGTGGAGTCAAACCAAACAGACCCGCTACGATATTTTCTGCCATGATGAATCCTTACAAATATAAACCAAGGTCTTGGCTACCATAATAGTTACCAGTTCCAAATGTTGTTGCTGGTGCGCTCATAGCCGTAGTTGGTGGTACACCAGACAATGCGCCCGTCAAAGCCTGTCCAACCATAGGATTAGAGGCTACACCATATAAAGCCGAAGCGTATGGGTTTCTAGTTGCCGCTGCACCAGTAGCCAAGTCTACGCTTTGACCCGCACCCAATAAGCCAAAACGAGCCACATTAGCACCTGCGGTAGCAGATTGTTGAGCAAGGTTTGCACCCATTGTCAAAGGTTGTTGTGCTAATTGCTCTAAGTTCGTAAATTGACCCAAAGCAGTCGTGTAAGGAGCATAAGCCGCTTGCTGACCACCATAATACTGACCCATAGTTTGTGCGCCTTGACTCAACAATCCCGCACCAAAACCAACCTGTTGTTGACCAAATTGTTGAGCATTAGCCGCCAATTGAGCTTCTTGAGTAGCCCTAGCATTAAACAAAGCCTGTAGTTCAGGAGTTGTATCACCCAAAGTACCGCCTTGAGCAACCGCCAAACCACCACGACCTTGTTGTTGCAGTTTGTTTTGCAGATTAGCAAGTTCTAGCTCACGACCAGGTTGCAACAAAGACATCTGCTGATTGAGATAGTTCTGTGCAACAGCTTCAGGTGACTGAGCAATGTACTGATTACCAAGTCCAAATAACCTTTGTGCGCCTGTTTGCAAAGGAGCAAATTGACCTTGAGCCGCCTCTGCTTGTGCCAGACCTTGATTACCCAAAGCGACCAAACGATTCTGTGCTTCCAGAACACCAGGAGTTGCTGTGTATTTTGCGCTTGTCAATTGACCTGTTACTGGATCAGTAACGAACTCAGACGTACCAAAACGAGTAGTCATGCCAACTGGACGAAATGCCGCAGACTTTTTAGCGGCAGCAGTCTCAGTATCAATCATTGCCCTTGCTTTATCAGCCGCTTCTTTAGAAGTTTGCTGTTGCAGAAGACCCGCTACAGTCTGTCCACCAGATGTAAGCAGATTGGCAAATTGTGTTGCAGTTAGACCCAATCTAGCCGCAGTAGCAAGTTCTGAGGCAGTAAGTGTTTTTGCCGCAGTAGTTACCGCATCGCCTGTCAAAAGACCTGTAGTACCCGTAGCCGTAGTAATAGCACCTATTTCTGCCGTTGTGTATCCTGCTGCCGTTAACTGAGCAGGAGTAAATCCTAATGCCGCAGCTTCTGTTGCATTTAAGCCTAATCCTGCCGCTTCTGTAGCAGTAAGAGCTGGAACTCCTAATGAAGTTGCATAAGCAATTCCACCTATAGCGGCTAAAACTACTGGGTCTTTCAGCATATCTACTATGCCGCCAAAGAAGGAAAGTTCTTTTTTGGTTTTTAGAGTTTGTTGAAATACGCCATCAGCACCAAATTGTTTCATTTCTGAACCAACAGGGGCTTTGTAGTTAGGATCACCATTAGTCTTAGATGTAAAAAAAGTCTCAAGAGCACCAACTTCTTGAGTTTCACCAGAACCAGTTACCCGATATTGGGGAACAATAATAGTGTCTCCAAGCGTTACTGACTCCCCATTGGGAATAGTAGCCGCCACACGAGCCGCTACTTCACCTTCAGAGATTCCTAGTCCATCAGCTAAGTTCTTTGGAGAAACATTAGCGGTCTTCATAGCCGTAACGATCTGTTGGTCAGTTACGTTAGGAATAGCCGCTAAACCCTCAAGAAAACCTTTTGGCAACGCTGATGGATTTGGGACTGCTCGTGATGCTTGTGCATCTGCTCCACGATTAGCACCTTGATCTACCTGACCACCAAGCAAACCAGTAGGAAGTTTTGCCGCATCTTGTTGTGCCTTCAAAGCATTTACTCTGTCAATCTCGGTAAGACGAGCCTTTTCGATTGACCACAATCTGTCTGCTTCAGCCTTTTGTGCAGGAGTTGCAATTGCATTAAATGCTTGAGATGCAGAGTCTGTTCCACCCCTAGATCGCAATTCACCTAAACTTTGCAATGCCGTTGGATTGGTAATGTCAAAACCCGCAACACCTGGAGTTAAAGCAACATAGCTCCCGCCCTCATCTTGCACATAAGCACCTGGCCTTGTTATGTCAACTTTAGCCATGTTCTGAGCAGAATATGGATTAGCCGCATTAGCCGCATCTACTTGAGCCTGAGTGCTAGGTTGACCCGCAGCTTGACGAGCCATAAAGTCTTGAGCATTCCAAGAGCCATCTGGATTTATACCAGGAGGCAACCCCAATGATGCGTTGATTTCTGATTGTGTTGCCATGACTATTTCCTTTATGCGTTACGAGCCGCTACTTCTGCCTGATAAGCCGCAATAACTTCCGCAGTCCAAGCCGCATTGCAGATAGCAACAACATTAGCGGGAACGCCTGTCAAATCTTGTGCGGGTGTGAGGCTTGAACGATGGTAGGTTTGGCTAATTTGATTGCCATCTTCCATGATGCGTGTAGCCTCACGATATAGAACGATGCCGTTCTCGGTTACTGTGATTTGGTCAACAGTTGTAGTTTTAGTTAAAGACATGATTTTTTCCTTTGGTTAGTGTCTGATTAGCAAGTCCATGCTAATTAAGCTGTAAAAGAATCTGCAATTTTATGATGCTGTGTGGTAAGTTGCTTGAAATACATAATGAGAATCCGTAGTCCAACTAATAGCAGTATTCGTCATAGTTGCAACACGACCCTGAGTTGAATTATCGTCAATAAAACCTTGGTACGCAGTTCCAGTCTGCGCATCTTCACGAACCAAAAATGTACTTGCTCTAACATCATCTGTGTAGTTATATGAGGTAAATGGATAGCCAGCAATATACAGCAGCCCAGAGGCTGATCCAGGGTTTGTTATTTTAATTGCCGCCCTAACTGTTACTTGCCTACCAATTTTTATATAAGTAGCCTCTGAGGTACTTGATGTTATTGTTCCCGATCCAGCAGTTGCTGTAGGTGTCCAAGTCCCTTCCTCATAGTCATCTAGCGTATTAGCGTTTGTAGATGCTGATTGAGTTGCGGGGAATGTGATTCCAGAACCTGATGTAGATGGAGTTGCACCACCCACGCCAAAAGTTGTAGCTGCCGAGCCATTGAAAATATTAAATTGTCCACTTTGTGCGCTGCTTATGGCTAAATTAGTGCCTGATGTTTCAAAAAACCAGTTAGCACTTGCTGTTGGAGTTTGAAATTGAATCTTTGCACCAGAACCAAATACCATTGAATTTGTTGTACCATCAATGCTTAGTGCTTTAAAAAATGCTGTGCCGTCATCAGATAATGTTGCGCTAGTTGAGTTTTGAACCAACTTACCAGTTGTGCCATCAAAGCGAGTAAAAGCGTTATCAGTAGAAGATGCAGGGCCAACAACATCACCAGAGCCACCACCGCCCGCAGTAGCCCATGACAAAGTACCAGAGCCATTGGTTGACAATACTTGTGCGCTTGTTCCATCAGCGGCAGGGAGTGTCCAAGTTACATTGGAGGCAATAGTGTCTGGTGCTTTAAATGCCACATAGTTAGTGCCATTGTCAGTGTCTTCATACAGTTTAATGTTAGAGCCAGCAGTTGAGTTTCCGAGAACATCTAATGCCCCTGTAAACACAGCCGCACCAGTATCACTCAATGTTGCACCAGTAGAGTCCTGAAGCAACTTACCTGTAGTGCTATCAAAGCGAGCAAAAGCATTATCGGTAGAAGATGCAGGGCCAACAACATCACCCGTACCACCGCCACCTGTAGCAGCAATCGTAATTGCACCTGCGGCATTAGTAATCGTCACATTTGTGCCAGCAGTTAGAGTCGCTTTGGTTAACGTGTTACCAGTAGAGTTACCAATCAACAGTTGACCATCTGTGTAGCTTGTCTGACCTGTACCACCATTGGCGACAGGGAGTGTTCCTGTTACACCAGTAGACAAAGGCAAACCAGTTAAGTTAGTTGCAGTACCGCTAGATGGAGTACCAAGCACACCACCATTAACCAAAGGTGCGCCAGCAGAGCCTACATTGACCGCTAGAGCAGTTGCTACGCCTGTTCCTAGACCTGACACACCAGTAGAGATTGGAAGCCCTGTAGCGTTCGTTAAAGTTGCGCTAGTAGGTGTTCCAAGGATAGGAGTCACCAAAGTGGGTGAAGTGGCAAAAACTGCTGATCCTGTTCCTGTCTCATCTGTCAAAGCACCTAAAAGGTTTGCAGAACTAAATGAACCCAAAGATGTTGCGTTGCCAGTAGAGGTGATTGCACCTGTTAGGTTGGCATTAGTAGTGACGTTACCCGCAGTCAGACCAGAGGCAGTTCCTGTGATGTTTGTGCCAACCAAAGCAGATGGAGTTCCTAGAGCAGGAGTGACCAAAGTTGGGCTATTGGCAAACACCAAAGAACCACTACCTGTTTCGTCTGTTACGGCAGAAATTAGATTTGCAGATGATGGAGTAGCCAAGAATGTCGCTACACCAGTACCAAGACCTGAAACACCTGTAGAGATCGGCAGACCAGTTAGGTTAGTTGCCGTACCAGAAGCAGGAGTTCCCAAGGCGGGAGTCACCAAAGTAGGACTGTTTGACAGAACTACTGCGCCTGTACCAGTAGAAGAGGTTACACCAGTACCACCATTTGCTACGGGCAAAGTGCCTGTAATGTCAGCAGTAGAAAGGCTTACCGCATCCCATGTGGCGTTAGTGCCATCAGTTTGTAGATACTTGTTTGCGTTACCTGTTTGAGTAGGCAACAAATTATTCAGAGCAGCAGTAGCCGTAGAAGCACCAGTACCACCATCAGCAACTGCCAAATCGGTGATGCCAGTAATTGAGCCACCAGTAATATTGGCAGAAGCATTGTCTGTTTTAGTGCCAACAGCAGTCTGAATATTATTGAACTCTGTATCAATCTCAGTACCTTTAACAATCTTTAGAGGATTGCCAGGTGATAGATTATCTTTAGATGCAAAGTTGGTTGTTTTGGTGTAATTTGACATGGTTTACCTCTTACCCTATTTTGCCATCTTTGGCTTGAATTTCAATCTTTTGCAATGAAAATGAGACACCTTTAATGGTTGTTTCATACCCTGTTTGGACAATCTTTCCCGCACCTGAAGCATTCGCTGTTAGCGTCTTGATTGGCACGCCACTTGTGTACTCAGCAATGTTGTATTCAGCAGTTCCATACTCATAACTTGTCTGTGAAGGAATGTAGATATTCTCTGCACGATAAGCACCAGAGTAATCAAACCCCCAATTGATTGAAAGATACTGATCTGAGCCACCAATCACAATGGCAGTTACAGACTTTAGAATGGAAATCTGGTTAGGGTTTCCTAAGTCAGCATTGTTTGTGTAGTACGCAAATCGGTACGTTAATGTGTCATCAAGATAAGTTCCATACTTACCGATATACCCATTTTTGCCAATGTACAAGTCGCCATTACGCAAAGAACGCAAAGCTGTTGGAGCAATTGAGTCCCATTTGGTTACACGGGAAGCACCATCTTGCAATGTTTGTTTGGTATCGAAGCAATAAACTTGGAAAGATGCAGGTAAAACAAGCAGATAAAAGGCTTCTTTTTCTGAGTAAACAGACTTCAAATTAGCCAATGTTTCACTTGCCAGAGAAGAAGACAAGTCAAAACGAACATTCTTAGACAAGTCACGCAATGGAGCAGACTTCTCTTGAATAGTCCTCATTAGTGAACGAACACCTGAATCTGACAAGAAAACAACGTCAGTACCAATACTTTGTATGGTATCCCTTGCTATGCAACCAATAGAACCTACTGTGTCGCTCAGAACCAAGGATGCGGGTGTAGAAGCACCAGAATAGACAAGAATCTGTCGTTTACCAAAGATAAACAAGAAATCATTGTGCGCTGCCAAACCCATCACCTCATCAGCACCATTAGGCCATACACGAGAGACATCTAATGAGCCTGAAGTACCACCACCCCACACATGACCTGCAATCAGATCAGAGAAAGTAATGGTTGTTTTGTCAGTAGATGTATTAGCCACCCACAAACGACCAAATGCTGAAATGCAGATGTTGGCTTGCGGAGCAGTAGCTACATAACCAGATTTCTCAGAAACTCTGCGATAAGTAGTTGTACTTATTGCGGGGTCATAAATTAGAGGATCGTGACCAGTTTGGAAGAAGTATGCAATCCCATTTAAGGAGGCAGTTTGCCAGTTAGATGCAGTAATAGTAGGTGCAGTACCACCACCACCATAGGTCAACTCAGTCACTGCATTAGAAGTGCCAAGTTTAAATAGTTTATTGTTGCCAGCAAACAGAACTGTAAGAGTCCCGTCAGTCTGGACTAATTCATGGATAACACCAACATCATTAGCACCCAAAGCACCAGAGGAAGAGTTAACTCTTGACCAACCTTTTCTAGCACCGATACGACCATACTGATCCAAGATGCAGTTGGTTGCAACCAAAGCAAAGCCAGCCCCTAAATCAAGGGGAGAATCTTCAGTATTCAGGCCATAAAAGCCTGGTGCTGAGAGACTGTAACTTTGTAGTTGCCCTGCCATTAGACCGCCACAAAGTTGTCT